CGGAGTGTGTTTTCTGTGACGGCGGAGCCGTCAAGCCACTGAGACACTGCGCCTGCGTCGCAGCTATGCACCGACACGCTAACCGGCGAAGACGTGCTGAAAGTGGTGCTGCCGGCAGAATACTGCGCGGCTATAGTCGTGGAGTTGCTGACGATGTCAACATACGTCGGCTCTACGGCGACTGGTGGCGAAAGCGGCATCGTCACTCCGCGCAATGTCACTGCCCAGTTAACGGCCTCGCCAAGGTCGGCTGCGCCAGCCGTGTATCGCACGCTATAAGAAGCCGTGCGAGTCTCGCCATCGCTCATCGCCGACGCACCGTCAGCGATATTAAGGACAGAAGTAAGAACAAGCCTAGTTGCCACCTGTTTAGCGCCGACATCTTCAGGCCGCGACACGGCGCGGGAGTATCCGTGCATCGGCGTGTCCACGGTTTCGCCGGCGCTGTACGAAGTGCGAGGCGACGATGTGTCAACGTTCACATATCGAACGCAACGGTTAAACTCAAACACATCGTCGCATGTCGATCCACAACAAGGGTTGCACGGTGCGCCGAGCATGACCCCAAGCGGATACAACCCTGCCGCAAATGCAAACACAGCCCAGATGACAAGCGACAGCGGCTCGGCAGAGTCAATCATCTCAGCACTCCGCGGCGATCAGAATCCACTCGCCATTAGCGTACGCAATTGCACACGCCTTACTGCCGCTGCCGGTCAAGCTGGCAAAGTAGTTCGTCGCAGAATACGTCACAGAGCCAGCGGCGTCAGTAACAGTCGCCGTCGACCCTTTTGGCCAGGGGGCGGTGAATGTGCCACGAACGACCGGACGCGCACCACCCATCCGCACGAGCCCCCACTTCCCGGCCCCGGTGCCAGATTCCTTCCACAGTATGAATGCTTCGCCGCTCGACGCCGTCTCAAGCTCGACGACGCTGGCCTTGCACTTGGCGTACTGGTGGCTTTCGCTCTTGACGTCGAGCTTGACCTGCACGACGCCGGCGACGGCTACTTTCCCGAGGCTGCCTGACTTGATCGGCTCTACAGCGACGCAGAATGCCGTCGTGCCAGTTGTTGGTGTGGAGCCCTGTAGCACGGGCATTTCGTGGAACTGCCCGGCAGGACCGCTAGGCGTCGATTCCATGCCAGAGATCGCCAGCACGCCCCAGCGGTCGACGTCGGCTGATGCCTTGCAATACACTGCCGTGTAAGGCGCTGCGGGGCCACGGATGCCGTCGGCCTCAAATCCCGGCTGCGCGCCGAGGACCAGGTCGGCGGCGTCCTGCGCCCGGTTCCACGCACGGGCCGAAATAGCCGAGCGGAGCGATTGCCCCTTTTCGATCCGGCCGTCGGAGCGAGCCATCAGGCCACCCCGATTCCGAGGCCGGAGAAGCTTGCTTCCCGGTAGACCTTGTTGACGTACACGTACTTCGGGCGCTTGAGAAGCGTCTTTGACGCGCTGTCAGACTCGGCCTCATAACGCACCCACATGTACTCATGACCCCTTTTTTCGATGCCTGAAATGCCGCCGACGATGATTGCGGGCAGCGTCTGCCCCGATCCTGCATTCGGACTGGCAACGAACTTGTATGAGAGCTTCCACGGCCCGTGGCCGCGCTGGTCGTCCCACTCCTGAGAGCCGGTGCAGCCGACGAACAGCACCTCACCAGTGGCGAACGTGCGGAATGACGCATTGTTGACGGTGCCAGTCAAGCGAGCGACTTCCTTGATGTACCCGGCGGTGACGTAGCTCGCCGGCACCTCGTACTCCTCGGTCCACTGCAGCGCCGGTGCGACGATGTCCACGCCAGAGACGCTGTCACCGTCCACGCCGATGGCTTTGTACTGGTTTGGGGGATTTGTTCCGTAAGCTATCTCGTCCTCGGCCTGCGTCTTGTGTTGCGTGCCGCCGGTCGTGTCAAAGTGCCGCGCCCGCTTCAGCGGATCGCGCTGCTCGTCGTTCTCGATGCCAGTCTTCTTGTAATTGGCCGTGACCTGCCACGCCTCGTCGCCCAAGTAGCTGACGGTATAGCTCTCGACCCACAGCTGCGCGCCCGGCTGATTCGGATACTGCCAGCCGTAGAGCTGTGACAGTTGCGTGTTGATCGCCAGGTGCAGTTCGCTGTCGTCGCTCGTGCCAAATGCCTTCCATGACTTCGTATAGGTCGAGTCGCCGCGCAGCCCCTTGCGGACGATCGTGGCGGAACGTGACTCGTTGTCTTCGACGAATGTGACGGGCATCAGGCTAAAACCTCGTCTTTGATGTCTTCCTCAAGCTCCTTGCGGATCGCCTTGAGTTCCTTTAGCTGCTCTTGAAACACTGTGCCGCCAAAGCCCATGCCAGACGCAGCCTGCGCAGAGAACGTGCCGACGGTCTCTGCTTGGCGAGAGATCTGGTCCTGCAAAGCCATACGCTCCTCGGCGAGCCTCTGGGCGCGTTCTTCTGGGCTCTCGACTTGTGGCTTCTTTGTGGCGGCTGGCGACTCTTCGCCTACTGCTGTCGGCGTCAGCTTTTCAGCCGCCTGATTGGCGGCGTCCATGTATCGCTTCTCCTGCTCTGGAGACACGCCGCCCATGGATTTGAGCGTGAAGAACTCGTCGGCGATTGAGCGAAGGTCGTCCAGTGTCTTGGCTGCCTCGACACCACCGATGACGTCGTTTGTCTGCGACATCAGGACGTTTCTCGTCCGTTGCGTGCCCAACTCGGACTGAAACCGCTGGCTAGCGTCCTTCAGCCCAGTATTTCGCTCTTGCGTGTTCTCACGCACCTTCCGCAATCGCTCTTCCGCACGCTGGCCCGGTGTCTGCGCATTCTCGCTTGAGCCAAACAGAGAGAACTCAAACTTGTCGAACGCCGCAAAACGCAAAAATGGGATGTTGCTGATCCAGTAGTCAAAGGCGTTAACGAGATTAGCGCCCCACTCGTCGACCATGTTCATGAAATTGGCAGAGAACGTGCGGAAGGCGGCTTCCATGCCTCGCAATGCGACAGACATTGCGCCTTCGAGGTTGCCTGCCATGATGGATTCGTAGATTGACGCAAACGCTTCGCGGCCAATGACGCCGATTTGCGACAGCACGCCAATGGCATTTCGCCCGGTTGCGGCAAGACCTGCGATGCCATCAGAGACAAGCTCTACGCCGCCGAGGTAGCGAAACAGGTCCGCAACCGCCAGCCCAAGCAGACCAATTTGCACGAGTATCAAGCTGTTGGCGAGCAACCATGCCGCACCAGACGCCACGGCTGCCGCGACGCTGGCCGCGCCGTAGGACACGATACCGACTATGGCAGACGCTGTAGCTGCAAGGATTCCGGCAAGTGTCGTCACGACACCCATGAACGCAGCAGCGACACCCGCAGCGACAGATAGCAAAGTGCCGAAAACAGCACTGGCTGCCGCCACCCCCTTGCCGACGACAAACAGTGCGGCGCCCATCGCAGAGAACTGGAGCACTCCAGCCGCCACCGACAGCACTACATCGCCATTAGCCTTGACGAACGCCGTTGCAGCAGTTGATGCGCGCTCCATGAAGTTCACGGCGTTCATCAATGATGGCGCCAGTGCGTCGCCGATCGCCAGGGCGGTGCCCTCTACGGCTGACAGCATGATACGCAATGCACCACCTAGTCCGGCATCCATAGCCTTGGCAGTGTTGTTGGCAGTGCCGGCCGCTGTGTCTAAGCCAGCGCGAAGATTCCGCACGCCTCCGGCGGTCTGCGACAGCACGTTGGCAGACGTGATGCCAAGCAGCCCGAACGCCTGAGCCATCTTGGCCGTTCGCTCAGCAACCGGCATGGATGTGGTTGCAGTGTTGATTTCGTCGAGAATCTGCACGAGCGGCTTCAGGTTGCCGGCGGCGTCCATGTTGTCGATGCCAAACAGCTTGTTGAGCTTTTCGCCTGTGCCTGCCGAAATCACGCTCAACCGCCGCAACGCCGTGCCGGCTTCGCTTCCTTGAATGCCGACATTGCCAAGAACGCCGAGAATCGCCGCCGTGTCCTCGAGCGACATGCCGAGACTCTTGGCGACTGGACCGGCGTACTTGAGCGATTCGCCGAGACTGTCAACGGTGTTGAAGGTGTTGTTGGCGGTGTACGTGAGGACGTCCGCAGCTCTGGCGGCCTCCTCGGCGCCCAGCCCGAACTGACGCAATGTGGCCGCCATGATGCCGGCAGATCGCGTCGCGTCAGTGCCCGTGGCCCGTGCCAGGTCGAGCACCGCCCCGGTCATGGCGTTGATCTCGTCCGGCTTGAAGCCAGCACGCCCGAGTTCCGTCATCAGGTTGGCGACCTCAACCGCCGTAAAGCTGGTTGTGGCGCCGAGCTCGCGTGCCTTGTCGTTCAGCATGGCGAACGCTGCGGCACCCTGCGGCCCGAGCGAGCCTGTTACGGCGGCCGTCGCTCGGATGGCGTCGTCAAACTTGGCGAACTGCCGCACCGCCAAGCCGACGGGCGCCCCGATGAGGGCACCCATTCCCATCATCTGAGTGCCGAACTTCGACATCGACGCGCCGATCTTGCCAACCTGCTTGTTGATGCGGTTGACTTCGGCAAAGAATTTCGCGGAGTCTGCGCCGATCTCGACGAAGACCTTGCCCATTCGGATGCCGCCGGCAGATGCCATTTGTCAGCCTCCGAATAATCTCTTTAGGTCTTCCGGCGTCGCCTGCCTGGCCTTGGGCCGTGGTTTCTTCGCGTAAGGGTGAAACTTGTAGGCGTCGACCGTCGGCTTCTCTTTGGGTTTGTTTGCGTTATAGAACTGGGCCATCAAGTTGCTGGTGTGCCACCAGTCCGCCTCTAAGCGGCCATCGCGGGCTGCGGCGAGTTGTCGGAAGGTCCACTCTCCTGGGTAGACGCCGATGATGCCTGCGGCTGCCCAGATGGCATTCCAGACTGAGCAAGCAGGTCGCTCGTCGTCGCCGCTGCCATCGCTTCCTCGGCCCGTTGCAGCAGTTCCGTCGTTGCCTCGTCCATCTTGGCTGCGAGCAGGCCGACCATTCGTCGCAGCCGGAGCGGGAAAAAATCGACTAGCTCCTGCTCAAGTACCTTCGCCGCAGCGTCGAGTGCATCGCCACGCAGGCCGTCAAGGAAATCCTCCTTGGTCAGCTTCTTGTCGGCGACTTGCCGCTGCAGGATGGCGTAGAGCGTCTCTGCAATCGTGGTGTATTGCCCACGCAGCACCTGCATCGTCTGCGAGATGCTGGCAACGTCGACCAGGTCAAACGGCTTTTTCTCGCCGTCGACTTCCACCGTGACTGCATCCTTCACCCTCATGGCTGCTGCGACAGTCAACGCCACCTGCCACGGCCTACCCTGATCGTCTCGGAACTCTCTCACCTGTAGCTCCCCGTTTTCTTGAACGTGATCGTGTACGAACACACGTCATCGAGCGGCTGGTTGTTCGTCACGTTTGTCACCACGCCCGTGAACGCGAAACCGGTGCCGCTTACTTCCACCTCATCACCTGCCTCGCACGCTGTCACCGCCGCATCCACGAAATCGCCGTCAATCGTCTCGACCTGCACCTCGACGCTGTAGCCCGTGGTGTACGAATGGATCTCGCGTGAGCCGTATGGCCGCACCTCGATTTCTTGCGTCGTCTCGGTGGCCGTCACGTTACGGACGCCGGCCGAGTGATCCCCGGCCGTGAGAGTGCAATTGCGTCCCAGCGTGATGGTGGCCATGCACTACGACACTTCCTTGAGCGTCACCTGATACGTGACGGCACCGTCGAGCGTGATGTTTTCCGTGACCGACATGACCTGCCATCCAGACGTCTCAACCGTGCCGAGTTCCGTCATGAGGTTGGCGGGATCGTGACACTCGATCTCCCACATATTCGTGGTGAACCCGGCCGCGGTCGCGCGGTACTGGCCCGTGGTGCGGTCGGAAATGTCAATCGTGTCGCACTCGGAGGTATAGACGGCCGAGATGATGTTGCCTCCGACCGGAGGCGCGGTGGCCGCGTTGCGGCCGAGCGTAATCGCCATGTGTCGTGTTGCTCCTGGTTAGGCTGGGCCGGTGACGCGGCGGGCAGAAACGGAGAAAGTGATGATGTCGTCGAGCGGCTGGTCTTGGGCGACGCTCGTGACGACGTACGTCACATCGCCGGTCTCGGTGCCGCCGAGAGTGAACGTGCCGCCGGCAGACACGCCGGGGGAATCGATGCACTCGACCTCGACGGTCTGCTCAATCAAGCCTCGGCGAAACTTCCGAGCCGTGTCGCCGAACTTGGTGACGTCGATTTCCGACGCACTGGACGAGACGGTGACGCTGCGGGCATTTGCGACACCAGAGATGGTGACGTCTTTGCCGAGCACGATGGTAAAAGGCATGTCTGGCGATCCTCCGGGGGGGATGTCGCCAAACTACGACTGCCAACAGCGTTCCTTGAGGGGGTGTGGCGTCAGCGTCCGAGACTTCCACCGCTGCTGCGGATGGTGTCCTGAAACTGTCTCGGAATGCGGTGGATCATGGCTTGCAGCCCGATCTCCATGTAGCCGCGCCCGTTGACGCTGCGGGTGCCGATGTACGTGCTGTTTGTCCCGTACGGCACGTTGGACAGCATGCCCACGTACGCACCGTTTTTCCCCTGCAGACTTCGTGGCAGCTTGCGGCGTCTGAACGTCTTCGACGGGTACTGGCCGTGGTTGACGTACACATGTACCGTGCCGCCGAACTCATGCAACTGGTTGATCCACGGCTCTTTTGACGGGCCGATGACCACTGACTTGGTGGTGTTGTCGTAATCCGTTTGTATGTCGTTTCGCAGGAACGCCATCGGCGCCCATGACGAAACTTTGTCTTCCCTGGCGACGCGGTAGATAGCCCCAACCAGCGGAATGCCGTCCTTCGTGCCGTACTGCCGAAAGACCGGATTCTTTCGCGGCCGGCGACCGCTGGGAGTCGAGCTGCCAACCATCTGCCGCTGCACCGACCTGCGGCAGTCCATGCCGGCGTTTTGCAGTGCCTTGGCGGCTGCTTCGCCGACGAGCCGCTTGAGCCCCGGCTTGTCCCAGTTGAACTTGGTCTTGCCCTTGAAGCGTGCCACTACGCCTCCGGCAGTTCGTCCGCCTGAAACACCCGGTAGCTCGCCGTGATGACAGCCCGCCACACGTTACGCTCATTCAGGGCGTCGTCAGGGTTGATTGCAATCGACACCGTCTGCGGGCTTGTGACGTCTTCTGGAAACTGCACCTGCTCGCCCCATGAGTGCGCCCGGACATACAGCAGGATCTCGTCGGCGAGATCCAGCATGTCGTCGGCGTCTGCCTCAGTCTCCACACGCCGGCCGATGTAGACGAGTACCTGGTAGTCGACCTGCGTCACGCCCCGGCTGATGCGTTGTGTGTCGGCCTGGCCGGGCGTCACAAACACCACCGGATCGGCCATGTCAGCCGCATCGACCCGAGCCCAGTTGCGACGCTCCACCGTAGGCTGCGTGGCCACAGAGGCGAACGTGGCGGCGTCCAGGCCATCGGCTACGCCTTGGGCGATCTCACGCAGATACGAAGCCATCGGTATGTCGCTCCATGGCGGCGACGTTTTGCCGTATGCGAACGTCCGCCGGCAGCATTGTCGCCGCCTGCCGTGCCAACGTGAGGGCTTCGGGACGTTTGCCTAGCTCCCACGCAGAGACGCTGGCGAGGTCATACGCCCGGCCTTTGGCATCAGGGTCTGTGGCATGGGTGCCGGGGTCGCCTGCCTCTATAGCTCGCGTGGCGAACTCGTAGCACTCCTGCCACCGCTGCTGGCGGTAGCGGGCCAGCGACAACGCCTCCCAAGCGTCAGGCTCTCCGGGGCATTCCTCGGTCGCCTGGTGCAGCTGCCGCTCGTCCTGCGTCACAAGATAGAGATACCGGCGGGCGTAGGCACGCTCCGTCGCCTGCCCGCCTGGCATCTTGAGATACGCCAAGAACTCCGCAGCGGCTTCGGGCAGCCCGGCGTAGCTCATCTCACGTGCCAGATACCACTGGGCACGAGCGTCTCCTGGTGCCTCTCGAACCGCCACCCGCAATAGCGTCAGGTCGGATTTGTGGACCTTGCCGGGCTCGCGGTGGTGGTGGACCTCAAGCCCCTCGGCGATTGCCTGCACTTTGTCTCCCGTCCAGCACATCAGCCCCTCGTGCGTTGCCTGCGCCCACCGAAAGCCATGCCTGGCATGCACCCGGTCGCAGTAGAAGACCAGACCCGGAGACCCGTCTGGCTTGAGCGACCAGGCGTAGCGGTAGCGGAGGTTGTTCACATCGCCCGTCCACGCTCTTTCGACAGCCTCCCGCCAGCCGGGCAGGATTCGCTCGTCCAGATCCAGCCGGATGGCGATGTCGATGTCGGGCGGCAGGTGGTTGAGGCTCAGGTTGTGGGCGTCGTCCCAACGCCACGGGCAGACGTACCCGTTGCACACCGTCACACCCTGTTGCACGAGGATACCCTGCGTGCCGTCGGTCGAGCCCGTGTCGGTCACTACCCGCACATCGGCATCCGCACATGATTCCGCCCACGCGGCGGCGTGCTTTGCCTCGTTTTGTGCCAGAGCGTAAATGCCGACTTTAGGCATAGCTCATATGCCCCTCGTGCTTGACGTTGCCGACTTCGTAGTAGACAAGCGGCTCGTCTAGGCGTAGCAGTCGCGTTGTAGTGGCAGCACGCCGGTAGAAATCCCAGTCACTCGCCGCCAGCCGTCGCATAGCCATGCCAAGATCGTCTGGCACCCAGTGCTGCCACCCGCCGAGCGCGTCTGTCAGCTTTCTGGAGAAAAGCAGGGCTGACACTGCCATCGGGTTGAAGTGCGGCACGCACCCAGTCACGTCTGTCACGCCTTCTGACGCTTGCACTCCGTGCGGCCCGTAGTAGTCGTGGTGTATGCCGTGAACGCAACCGTCTTCGGTTCTGTTGATGATGCTGGCATTAAAAAGCAGGCATTCTGGATGCCGCTGCATTGCCTGCACTTGCCGCTCGATGCGGTGTGGCATCCACTCGTCGTCATCGTGGCACATCGCGAACCAGTCGCCACGCGCGAGGCAAAATCCGACGTTTGTGGTGTCTCGACACGCGATGGAAATTTCCCGCCCGGCGTCGTCGCGCAGTGGTTCCTGCGTGTGCGTGCCACGTGACAGCCGCACAACGGTGATTGGCACCGCAGTATCCGCGTAGCGGTCATGCAGCGAGTGATACTCTGGTTCCGGCGAGCCATTATCGACAACCACCACCTCGTCTACAGGATGCGTCTGTGCAAGGATCGAGTCGATTGCCCTGCAGCACTTCCAGAAGCGTCGATAGGTGGTGACAATCGCCGAAATTCTCACGACAGGTATCCCGTGAAGAGCGTGGCGTTGTGGTCAGCTTGATACACGTGGAACTTCTCTGGGTGGTCACGATAAATCGCAGACCACGTGTTGACTTCCCACGTTGTTCTGCCGCTTTGCTCTAGCTGCAGCGTGGCGTAGCACATGGCAGTCTCGTGGAACCAGTCCGCCAGTCGTGGCGGCATGACGACCACGCCCCCAGCCACGTACCACGCTGGCGACAAAAAGTTGATCGTAGGGCGACCGTCAAGCGGCCAGATCCCCGGAAGCGTGATTCTGTCAGGAGGTGACTGCTCGACCTTCGCCAGCAGCTGCTGCACGTGCCGCTCTTTGACGTCGGTGAGGTGAAAAATCCCGAAATCAATCCACACCACGTGACTGCCGGCGATGCGCGCGGCATCCGCCAGCCATAGGCTTTTTTGGTGCTGGACGACGCAGTAATTGACCGTGTCTTTGTCTGACCGCCCCGGCGGCTGGCTGGCTGTACGTGACGCCTGATAGAGCCAGCACAAATCCAATCGGGCTGGCCGGATTTCTGTTTGCGTGGGCGGATCGAACGGTGCCGGGTCGCCGTCGTAAAACGCAACAGTCGGCAGGCACAGGTCAAGGAGCCTGCGGCCGAGGCCGACATACCGAGAGTGTGCCCTATGCCCGCTGTCTAGCCGCACGTAGCCGGTGACAAGAGTCGCCATGCGTCGTCCGCATCCATGCGAGCCATCCACGCTTCGGCGTCCCTCACGCCGAACGTCGCGTAGAGATCGTCGCCTAGCTGCGCGAGCCCGGCGGCAAACTCGATCGCCTGCGTTTCCCGAAACGCGAAAGGCGGCGACACCCGTGCGATTGTCATGAGCGTGTCAAACCAGACGAACCGATGCTCGTACGCCCGCCTGTCACCGAGCCACGCCACCTCGTGGACTAGGCAGAGCCAGCCGTCGTGGAACGGCACGAGCTGCGAGCCGCCGCGGAATGCCCTAGCAATCGGCGGCGATGTTGACCGCTGGCACAGTTGCCACCCGCCGTCGAGTTCTGGGTCTGGCTCCACCGTTACCACGTGCCCGTCGTGGCAGCAGGAGTAGAGCCAGCCTCGCTGCCACGGCATCCAGTTCTTTTCGTGGTCTTGCGGGCTGACGCCTGTCATGACCTTCATGTTCGACAACGTGGCCGACTCGACGTCCAGATCCGCAGTGGCGATACGGCACCGCCCGTCGAGCCCCGCAATGTTTCGCACGGTCGCAGACACACCTATACCCGTTTGGGTATGCCGTAGGCGGCAGTCCTCGAACCCGTCGACCGGATAGCCGCTCTTGCGGTATTGCACGTCGGTGATAATGCGGGCGTCGATGACGCCCATGGCAGCGTCAACGTCGCACAGGATGTTCTCCGTGCGGATGACGCCAGCATCGGCGTCGGGCATCACATACTGGCCATCCACGATGCGGTAGTTGCTACTGCGAACGATTGCCAGCAGACGGCCCTGGTGGGCGATGATGGACGGGTTGAAGAGCGACCAGCCTTCGTACGCTGGCTCAATGTCAAACCGCTGAAACGACACGTCTACGAGATCGGCGAGCGGCTCCGTGTACCACGTGCGGTTTGCGCGAATGGTTTCCTCCACGGTTTCGACTGGAGGCAGCGACAGCGCACGCTCGCACGCACGGCGGCCGGCATCAAGCTCGCCACAGTAGTAGGCGTGCTGGATGATCGCTGACAGGTGGTCGATCATGAGAGTGCGAGGATCAGGCCGATGGCAGACGCAGCGGGGCCTGTCGGGCCGGTCGGGCCGCCTGATGGACCAGTCGGGCCGGTCGCCCCATTACTTCCAACAAAGCCATCAGCGCCAGCAGGGCCTGTCGATCCCGTGGGGCCAGTTGGGCCGCCTTCTGGCCCAGTGCTGCCAACAGGACCAAGCGGACCTGTAGCGCCCGTCGGGCCTGTCACAGTCGATGCCGCACCGGTCGGGCCAGTAATAGACGCTCCGGTAGAGCCCGTATTGCCCGTTGGGCCAGTGACATTTGACGCAGCCCCAGTAGCCCCCGTAGGGCCTGTCACGCTTGGGCCGGTGAACCCGGTAGGGCCTGTGATCGTAGACGCAGCGCCGGTCGGGCCAGTCACGCTTGGGCCAGTGCTTCCGGTCGGGCCGGTCACGGTAGAGGCAGCGCCGGTCGGGCCTGTGCTGCCGGTTGCTCCCGTATTTCCAGTCGGAGCAAGGGCAAAATTAATCGGTTCCTGCCACCCGCTGACGGCATCCTTCGGGCCATAGAGCAGGCCAGCACCGGTCGGTCCTTTGACGATAAAAAGATCGCCGACCTGGCCGACGCCGCCGGTTGGCGCAGTGGGACCGGCGAAGATCGGCGACGCGCCGGATGGCAGGCTAAAGAACGGCATCGCGCTACCTCGTCATCTCTGCGACCTGCTCGATCACCTGCACCGCCTCCGGGCTCGTGAGCCACCGCAACGCCTGCATCAGCGCGACGCAGCAGGCCAGCCATGCAGCGAGGGAGACGGCGGCGGTTGTCAGGAGGTCGGTCATGCGATCACCCACTTGGCGATCAGGTAGCTCTCCACTGCGGCGCGGTCGGTGTCGGAGAGTGCAGAGTTGTAGATGATGATTTCGGCGATGTCGCCGCCATGTGTGTTGGCGCTCGGGCTCGTTACAAACCTTCCAATACACAAATCATTTGCAGCATTGCTTGTTGAAACAGCGTTTGTATCAGTGTTGTTTGTAACTGCTGTGCCAGAGTTAAGCCGCATGGAAGAACGATTGGACGCGGTTGCATTTCCTGGCCTGCCGACCGATGACAGCACGCTCCAGCCAGACGGCATAAACCCGTTTGCGGAAACATTGGATAAAGCAGAGGTTGCAGAAACGCCGCGCCTTATTCGGTGAACCAGTACGTCGCTAGTGCCAGAGCCATCTAAGAAGCGCAACGAAAAACCGACTGCTGAGCTACCGTCGTCGCAATTATCAATAATGGCGCTGTTGTCTGTTGTGGATCGCGTAAGCACTACAAACACTGTGCTATCGGCACTGTGCAAAAACTTAAACGTCTCCGTGCTGCTTGGGATAGATAGAGAGTCATTGCTCCCATCAAACCGCAGCACGTCCTTGCCGCCCTGCACTGCCGTCTTCCTCGCTGGCCGATTCGCGCTGGTGCCCTGCGTAGCGTGTCTCGCGTTGCCAGATTTGTCTTCCCACCTCGCTACGCCGCCATCCGCCGCGACGAGCGAGCCGCCGGTGGTCGCGTCGTAAAGTGTGCTGGCGTCGGAGGCGTCAAGCCAGAGTTGAAGGCCAGCAATCGTCTGGGGGACAGGGGCAGGCGCGATCCCCCACTTGGCGATCAGGTAGCTCTCCACTGCGGCGCGGTCGGTGCTACTGAGCGCAGAGTCGTACATGATGATTTCAGCTATGTTGCCATCCAACGAGTCGTACACAATCCCTGCGGATGTTGCGCCGCCAATCTCAACGGAGGCAGAGTTGTCGGACACGCTTTGAACTGAACCGGACGCGGACACTGCCAGCGATGTTCCATTTCGGTAGATGGCGGCCGAGGATAAAGAACCACCAGACGCATTGAACGCCAAAACCGCATAGGAACTCAAAGAAACCGTGCCTGTAGTGGCTACTGTTGTACGGCTTGCATTGTCATTGTCGAAAAACAAATTCGCTTTATTGTCACTCTCGACAAGAAACCGCCATCCGCCAGCTGCGTCCTGTTTGTTAATTATCTCGTGTCGCACGCCTGTAGTGAGCGTCTTGAGCACAGCAAACACGGTTACCGCTTGGCTTGACTGCAAGTAATCGCCAAAATCGGAACCGATCAAGATATCATCGCCGCGACTAGCCCCAGCGCCAGCGGCAAATAGCAACGTGTCCTTTCCGTTTTGCTGACTTGTCTTCCGCGCCGGCCTGCTGCCGCTCGTAGACTGCGTGAAGTGTCGCGCGTTGCCCGACTTGTCCTCCCATCGCGCCACGCCGCCATCCGCCGCCACAAGCGATCCGCCAGACGTAGCGTCGTACAGCGTTTGGGCGTCGGAGGCGTCGAGCCAGAGTTGCAGGCCGGTGATGCTGGTCGGATCGTAAAAAGTTGCGGGCCACGTCCCAGCCCGTTTGAGCGACTCGGCCTCGCGCAGCGTCCAAATGCCGCTGGCCGCAGAGTTGGAGCCGGCTGCTGCCGGCCCCGTGGCGCTGCCGATAAATCCGCCCCTTCGGTCGCGCATTAGGAGATTTCCTTGTAATCGCAGCTGATGTCGAGCTTGCCAGCCGTGCCAGGCGTCGCGCTGATGCTCTGGTTCTCCAT